GTCGATCATGTCGCCTAACTCCGGATCGCCTCGCAATCCCATAATCTCTTCAATGGTTTGCCCTTGCTGGTCACGCTCCAGCAATACCGACGTGCCGCGAGCATCGACCTTGTAATCACCCTTGATTTCTTCCTTCTCGCTATACTGCATGTTCCAATTATAATATCTGGTTATGTGTGGCCTCGTTATGGCATCATCCCATAGTTTAACACGGCTGCGCAAGGCAACGTTGGCTGAATCAACCATTACATTTGTCGCCCCCAGTGTTTCCGGCAACTCTCCCTTCTCTCCGGTAAATAGCATAGGCAGGGTGCTTTCTATATCGGCGAATCGAAGCGCTAATTCGATAATCGCTTGATATTCTGCCTGATTATTCTTGAGTTGCACCTGTGTAAACTCCTTTGTCACGTCTATGCCATCCTCAGTCGCACACCACAGCTTTTTACCAGTAATATTCCACTTTTTATCATACGGTTCAATGTTATGTCCTATGACTAAATTTGACCCGGCTGAATCACGGCCATTGTCCATTATCATGCGCCACGCGCCAATTATCACTCGTTGCGGCCACATTAACATTCTCGTCACACCCATGCCCCAGGGGATACCCGACCGCGTAGTCCACTGGAAAAAATCATATGGCAAGTCGCCGGTATCCATCGGATTTAGTTGAACCTTAATCGGATGGTCATTGACCATTACCACGTTTGCACTTACCGATTGAAACGGCGAGCGTGAACAATCACATCCCAGCGCCTCCAGGTCAGTCTTATTCAATTCACCATTATATTCCCATTTTTCATACGCATTCCCTTGCGCAATGGTATTGTATTTTATCAGGAATTGATTCTCTTTCGGAGTAGCTACACTTAACTTTGTCGGTTGCTCGATCAATACCAACTCTATTTGGTCGGATAAATAACCTTCAATGCCGGCCAGCTCGCGCAACTCATGCGGCAGGATCGTCTCCCGCTCCCAAATGTACGCAGCCCTTTTTATGTCTTCCCGGCATTCGGGATCAGGGAAAACGTCCCAAGGGTCAACAGACTTAGAGGACGGTCTGAAATCTTCCTTAACCTTCAAAACACGAACCACTTTCTCGTTGGCGCCTTCAATCTTCTCCCATGTCTTTTTAAGGTCCTTGACAACAACGGGCCCTTTCAGTATGCCCGTCCCTAAGCGGACGGCGTTACAAATGGCTTTCCGGCACTCTGAATTGAAATTACACTCATTGAGCTGATCGTCAATCTCACGTTCCATATCTGCCATTTTGTCTTTGGCTGTCTCAATGTCCGAACGCGCAATATCGCTTATGGTCAAAGGCTGCCCATCCGTGTCGGTCAATGGTTCTTCCTGCCCTTTGAGTTTTATGGGGGTATCGTCCTTGAGGTGTTTTGATAACTCCGGCACCGGGGTGGCTTTCATCCCCCAGTTTTTATCGTCCGTAGGCAGTTGAATGTCAGCGAATCGGCCTTCCGCTGTTTCGCATTTTGGCCGGATTATATTTATGACGACATGGGAGCGCTGGGGGCCCGTGCCATCACTTCGCTGTGGCGCCTGGTCTGTCACGTAATCAATCATCCGCGACTGCATACTGATCTCGTCCATCCCCTCAAACGCCAATTCATCAGCACGCCATATCTGTTCAATCCCGCAGGAGGCACGCGCAGTAACGGCAATGTTGCGCTTTTCAAGCAGTGCGGCGGCCAACCGGTCACAAGCATCTAACAGCCGCACCCGATCTTTGTCTATCTCGCCGGCGTCACCCTCCGGGGTCTCATACCTCTTATCCGGGCTGGAGACAGTCCCATTATAATAATCACGTCGCATTTTCGCCGTTATTGCCGGCGAACCCAAGAAGTTATTTATTTCCATAGTGACTTACCTTTTATTTTACTCATAATATTGAGAATGGTCTGGTCGCTTTCTTCGCATAAACGTTTACAGTCTTCTACATCGTTCCCCCCGTGCCACAATGCCTCGTGTAACCACATGCGGGCTGCGGTTTGCCCAATTAGCGCTAATGCTAAACGCTCTTGAGGGCCTACTTTATTGGTCGCTTTCAATTCTCAGTCCTCCCCCGTGCGGATTGTTAGGGCTATCGACATTATGAGGGCTGCCAATGCCGTGCGGATTGTTGATTGACTCGGAAGAGTGCGGGCTCCCGTACCGGCTATGCGGATTAGACGTTGAATCAGGATTATGAGGATTATCGCTTAGTCGCCCGTGATAGTTGCCCTGGCTGTCGTATATCGCCCCGCCATTGCTTCCTGGGCGGTCATCACCTGATCCTGCTACACATATAGCAGCAGGAAACAACACCAACAGAAATATACTTGTCCATTTACCCATTTTATACCCCCTTATTGATAGGATTTTACAAAAATGCCCCTTTTTTAACATCCCCGGAATCATTCCACTTAATGCCATCTCCCCACGGGCAGGATACAACCTTATTGATAACGAGGCCACCTATCCGCCTCCTTGCCTTCATTAGTACCCTACCGCCTCGTCCAACATATCATAGCCTACCCCTCGAGGCCGAGGCTTGCGATCCAGCTCGTTGGACATATTGTCAATGTTTATAGCTATATAGCGTGTACAGTCTCCCCCGTGACTAGCTGAATCTTTTACAGGCGTACCTGCCTCGCCGGTATGTTGGTTGACGTGACGTTTGTATCGCTTCCACACCTCAATTAACCGTGAGCAGTGCGTTTTGTCCACATAAAACCGTGGGAAGACCATACGGGTGATCTTAATCCCAGTCTCCACGTCCAGGTCGGCTACCTGCTCCTTACGGGCTACCTGCCAGCCCAGCGCCCGTAGTATTTGATCCGCGCCCTTACCGGTTTTGTAGTCTCGGCTAAAACCATCTGCATACGGCAGCCATACCTTACCCCAGTTATAGCGGAGCGCTTTTAGCTCGGTCGAATAGTCGTCCAGCGTCCGTTGCGTATCCTCTATGTAATGGATGATCCTGATCTCGGAGGTCAACTTTTGGATGACGGCAATCGCCATCTCATCATTAAACCCCAAGTCAATGATAACATGAGCCCGGAGCATGGGGTCATAGGGCACGTTGCCGATCCGCCCACCCTGCTCCATCGACATGACCTCCCGGTAAAAGATTGCGCCTTCGACTGCGGGACGAAGCTCACCCTCGTAAACATTAGGGTAGTCATCAGGATTAGTTTTTTTGAAGTGCAGGCGCTTACTATTAATGATATCCGTGTACCAGCCAGGAGGGGCGTCCCGCCAGGAGGTTTTGACCACCACGGCGCCGGGCGGCGGATGCACAACAAACATCTGATAGGTGGGATCTGACTCCAACGACGGATTGAACGTGCACCATATCTCACTACCCTCCTTGCGGATAGTAGGGTCAAGTATCTCCCAGCTCCGGGCGGTGATCGTCTGCCCTTCCTCTACCCAGCATATGTCTATGTTTTCGTAGGATTTTATTGTTTCCACGGTATGAGTCGCGAGGCCCGTGAAGATGAACTTCGTACCGTTCCCCCTGATCTCGGACTCTAAGACCTCGTAATGTGATCCTATCCCCATCCGCTGTATCTGATCCTCTAAGACTTGGTGTACGGAGGCCTTGATTGACAACTGCACCTCGCGAGCGCAAAGGATGCGCAGGGGCTTGTTGATCCCCAGGAGGAGGAGGGCTCGCGCAACGGACCAAGATTTAAAACCATACCGACCCCCGTAGAGCACTTTATAGGGTGCCGGCTGAAACAAGAACTTTAGTTTAGTTGGGAACTCAACTGCATCCACCAGAAGGTGCTCCTTATAGGGTGGCGAAGTCGGCATCGAGGTCGCACATTATCGCCCGCAGGTGTAGTATGCTGGCGGAGCGAAATTGTTCAAACGCCTCCTTGCTCATATAATCCATGGATCCCCCCATCCTAAAAGTCAATGGGGATATAATCCCATCCCTCGCGCTGTTGGTCCAACGGCACAGCTCAGCCTCTACCGCGTCCCTATACGCCGTTAAGGCAACCGCTTTTTTCATTTGTTCTTGTGTCATCTTTCCCCCTTATTGATAGTAAATCCTTAAATTACCCCTTTTTGGTTATCTCTGTAATCATTACACAAAATGCCATGGCGCCACGGGCAGGAGACGAGCTTATTGATAATGACCTATTCCGCTGGCAACTGAGGGTCAGGCCCCAAAAACCTCAACGGGATCTCCGTTATCTTTCCATCCTTGCCCACTCCGCCAAGCCCCAACTTGTCGTTCAGCAAGCCCAGGTGTCGCGCCAACAGTTCCAGGGCTTTCACCTTATCGCATAATTCAAACTCATAGGTGGAATCAAGCACCTGGTCGCCCTCGGCCGTGCTTTTTATAACCCTCTTTTCCTTAACCTTCTTGATGATCCGGCTTTTGCCTTCAGGTAATGCGTCCAATGGAAATGCTCTTATCGCTCCACCCTCGTCTATTTCGACAAAATCACTCATGTCGGTAAAACCTATCCGGGCCAGTTCTTCGAGAACTTGATCGGCTGTAAAGGTAATTCTGGCTTTCTGTTTCTCAATTTCAGCGTCGATTGCAGGCCTTATGACTGCATTTGACAGTAAAACAGTCGCGATCCTGTTAGCCGTCCTCCTGCTGTATCCTGCTCTGATAGCGGCTTGTGTAGCGTTCTTGTCAACGAGGTATTCTAAAATGAAGAGTTGTTGTTTTACAGTTAATGGCCGGGGTGATACAGGTATCGCCACTTCCGGCACAGTTTTGGCCAAGTATGCCTTCTCGTTCTTCATAGTATCGTTATATATGTTTATTTTGTGATGTCAAGATATATCTGGATACTTTCTACCCACTTTTGTCAATTTATTGACGGTTTCGGCAAT